CGGCGGCTGATACTAAACCTGCCAAACCTGCCGACTCTCCGAAGGCTGAAGGCGGGGAACAGGCTGCGGCAACGACACCTGCCCAGCCGCCTAAAGCGGAAGGAGATGGCCAGCCTACGACTCAGCCGCCTGCTGCGCTGCCGAAAGAAACTGAAACGGCAGCCGAATCACCTGCTGCCAAATCTACGACTTCCGTCAAGTTCACGTTTGACGGATTGGCGGCAACGGCAGCCGAGGCGGTCGGTAGCAACAATACGGCCAAACTGAAAACCTTGAATAATGCCGAAAGAGCCGGAGAGCCATTAGACTGGGCTGGTGCGTTCGGTGAAGATGACGGTCATAAAATCATGCGTTCCTTGGTTGCCGGTGAGGGTAAAGGTATTCGATTCATTGAGTCTGAGGGGCTGACTTCTGATGGTTCGTCTGATTCCGCGATTGTGTTCCCATTCAAGCAGCTTTCGGGCGGCGCCGCGGGTTCAGGGTTCTCAGCAGTCGTCCTGAACGATAGAAGTATTATTAATAATGGCTTAGTAAGTACAAACGAAGAGACGGGATTCAAGTTGCGTTCATTCGAGGGTACGACCATCGATGGTAAGCCAATTTCCGCTACTCAGGTGTACTCATACAACAAGTGGTACGTTGCGGTCATCCCTGTCAAAGCAGGTGCTGATAAAGCGTTCAACAAAATCCGTTTCGGTATGAATCATGCCGGAAATGTAGGACGTAATGTCATTATTGGTGCAGGCATCGAGTTTGTTCAGGGGGATATCAGTAAAGTTGCCGAAAAAGTCACTGCACTGATGACTGAGTACGGTATCAGTTAAGAGAAA